GCATCAGCAACCCTAGATGTTATAGATTCATTTTTTAAAGATTAAATATGATTACACTTAGTATAATATTAGCATTAGTAGTGATAACTTCTTTTTTTGTTATAAGAAATTTATTTTTAAAAAACGAAAAATTAGATGATATTTTAAATAAATATGAAGATTTTATTTCTAAACAAAATGAAGCAATTGAAGCTTGTGATCAAAGATTAAAACAAGTAGACGATAGAGGTATATTCAAATCAGATGATGAAATAGGGTGGTTTTTTAAAGAACTACAAAGTATACAAGATGCTTTAAATGAATTTACCATTAAATAAAAATTAATAAAACCACATGTCAAATAAACTTAAGTATGCCCCTAGTCCCCCTCCAGAACCAGTAATCACTGGTTCTCTTGATCCTCAACCTAAAAAACGAGGAAGAAAAAGAACAAAAAAACAATATTTTACACCAGATACAGACGCAGCTATAGCAGAATATTTAGCGTCTTCAAATCAAGAAGAAAGAGACAATATATTTGCAAAAAGAATCCATTATCCATTCTACAAATTAGCAGAAAATCTTATACATACATTCAAATTCTACTATACAGAAGTAGATGATTTAGAAGATTTAAAACATGAAGTAATTTGTTTTCTTTTAGAAAAATTAGACTATTTTAAACCAGAAAAAGGTACTAAAGCATTTAGTTATTTTTCAATTGTAGGTAAAAATTATCTTATCTTATATAATAATAACAATTATAAAAAGAAAAAACAAAAAGTAGACGTTTTAAAAGCAGATGAAGATGATGGTGTATTACATCAATTAGGAAGAGATGGACGAAAACAAGAAATAAAAGATTTTATAGATTATTTTACAGAATATATTGATAAACATATGTTTACTATGTTTAAAAAAGATAAAGATAGAAAAGTAGCTGATGCTATTAATATATTATTTAAACGTAGAGAAAATTTAGAAATTTTTAATAAAAAAGCACTTTACATTTATATAAGAGAAATAACAGATGTAGAAACTCCTATAATAACTAAAGTTACTAAAAAATTAAAAATAGTATATAAAAAATTATATACAGAATTTAATGAAACAGGATATGTAAAAATCTAATTTTTTCCATATTTATAATAAAACAATATGGATTCGTTAAACCAAATATTATTTGACAATAAATCTTTTAGTGACTTACTAAAAGAAATTCACGGTAATCAAAAGAAAAAAGCAACCCAACTTGCATCTTTAATAGCTGAATTACGACCTTTAGTCCAATCTTTAGGTGATGCCACAGTAGTAGTCCCCCTAATCAAGGAATATATGGAAATAAGCGTTAAAAATGACGACCAACTAATAAAAATGGCAGCTATTGTACAACGTTTGTCAACAAGTACAACTTCAAGTGGAGATGGTGGTTTATTATCTGAAGAAGAAATGGACCAACTAATGCAAGTAGCAGATGAAATTTCAAAAACAGTTGAAAAACCTAAACAAATAGAATCTCCAAATGCAGACTAATTTAAGAGTAGTAAGAGTAGAAGAAGTATTCACAGAACCAAATCATAATAGATGGAATGAATTAGGACGATGGAATTCTATAGGGATGGTATCTTTTTCAGAATTACATCAACCAACTCCTAATCTATCTCAAATTAAATATTTACCTGTAGCTAAAGCTATAAATTATAATTTTACTCAAATACCAACTGTAAATGAATTAATATACATAGTAAATGCTCCCTCTTCTAATTATTTAACAAATAATAGTATTGATTCTTATTATTTTCCTCCTATAGGAGTACATAATATTCCTAACCATAATACATTACCTATATCTTTAATAAATAATTCTAATACACTAAGTAATGAAGAAGTAGAGGGGGGTGGGGTTAATAAACCACAAGATGAGGATTATTATATAAATTTTGGAAAAAATTTTAAAGAAATAGAAAAAATAAGACCTTTACATATAAAAGAAGGAGATGTTTCTGTAGAAGGAAGATATGGTAATTTTATAAAATTTGGATCTAATTCAGAATTTACTAATCCAAATATAATTTTAAGAAATGGTCAACAAGAATTAGATGAAAATAGTGAATATATTAACATAAAAGAAAATATAAATAATGATAATTCAAGTATTTATATGTATGAAGGAGATAAATTAAATATAAACGTAGCATCTTTAAATGATGCATCATATTTAACTGACATATATGAAATATCAGACAATGAAGAACCAGATATTAGTAATGAAAATATGCCGTCTAATATAGAAGATGACATAGTAATGTCTACTCCTAGTGATATTCCTGCTTCAGATTTACAAGATAGAGATTTACAAATGTTACCATTAAAAGATAGAGTAACTTATGATATATCTGAAACAGAACAAAATGTTACTGTAAAAGATGGTTCAACACCACTTGTTTTTGGTGATAATTATAGTTTAATAGGAATAGATATTAATCAAGAATTAGGATAATATGGCAAATAAATTTACAATAGGGGATTTTATACATTCTGATTATGCTAATAATAATAAAATAGATAATACTCCAGGAATAGATGTAGATTCACTTGGTGAAGATGCTTCAGCTGAAGAAGTGAATACTAATGCAGTGCTTCTTTTTAAAAAGTGTATACAACCTATAAAAGAAGCATTTCCTAACTTAGCTATATCATCAGGTTTTAGATGTGAAGATTTAAATTCAGCAGTAGGAGGAGTTAGTAAAAGTAATCATTTATATGGAGAAGCAGCAGATATATATGATCCAACAGGAGAATTTAGTAGTAAAGAAATATTTGAATGGATATTAATGTATATACCTAAATTTTACCAAGTAATATGGGAATTCCCAGAAAGGGGTAAATCTAGAATAAAATCTGGTGGAGATGTAGAAACTACAAGTACACATACTGTAAATTCATGGGTTCATATAGCTTATGTTCATGATGATTTTAAAAATCTTATTAGTTTAGCATCTGAATTTGAAAACACTCACCAAACTTATAAAAAACACCATACATTAAGGACAGGTATATATACACATCATTTAAATCCAGGTCAATTTAATACAATTATACCTCTACCTATACAAACACCAAGTTTAATACCATAAAATATGGAAAAATACACACCAAAATCACCACTATTATATGATGGAAATCAAGTAGTAATAAATTCAGACAGATTATTATTTAATGCTAAAACAGACAGTATTTTATTATTTTCAAATGAAGTTATAGGTTTTAGTACTAATGGAAGTTTTCATTTTGATACTAGTGATGATGATGAAAGTAAATTTATAATAAATGCACCTAATATTTATTTAGGATTAGATCTTAAAAAACTCCCAACAGAACCAGCAGTTTTAGGAAATGAATTACATGATTTATTACATAAAATATTAGATGTAATATATGGATTAACAGCAGATATAGAATATAAAGTATCATATATAGTAACAGCTCCCGGAGGACCAACAGGATTAAATCCTGCTAATGCTGGGGCTTTATTAGAAACTCGTAATCGAATTAAAAAATTGGTAAAACAAATAGGGGTAATAAAAAGTGATATAACAAAAATAGCATAAAATGTCTACACAATCAATAAGAAGTATAATAACAAATCAAGTATCACAAATAATATCTAATGGAAAAGACCAAATTGAAGAAGAAGGTAGAAAAAAAATAGATGAATTAAAAAACGAAATACCTACAAATCCCCAAGAAATAGTAGAAAAATTAAAAGCAGATATAAACCCAAATACATGTAGTAAAGAAGGAAAAGAAAAATTTGATAAAAAAATAAATAATGAATTAAATAAACTTCAAAAATTAGAAGAACCTTTATCAAAATCTCAACAAAAATTAACAAAACTTTATGATAATCTATCAGATATATTAAATGAAGGTGGGGCAGTTGGAGTAATAAACACAATATCAGAAGCTTTAAAACCAATAACGGATGCATTAAATAAAGTAATAGCCGTTTCTCCCGCTGCTTTAGCTTCTCAAGTATCAGTAGGAGGAGTAGGAGCTATTAATGGTTTAGTAATAGCACAATTAATAGATAAGATTGATTTTGGAAAAGCTAAGGTAAGAGAAATATCAGGATTAATAAATAGTATTCCTAATATGCTTAATTTTTATAAAGATCAAGCCCAAGAAGTTGTAGATAAAATTCTAATATTAAAAAATAAAATTGAAGCATTAGAAAATCAAATAATAAAAATAAAATTATTTATATTAACTTTAAAATTACAATTTGAAAAAGACTGTGCAGATTTAAATTCACAAGGTAACACAGGAACTCAAAATACTGGAGAACCTGGAAACACAACAGGATTAAATCCAAATAATTTTTCTTCTCCTACAATAGATGATATAAAAAATATAGCAGAAGAACTTTATGGAAATATATTAGATGATTTAATAAAACAAGGAAACACTAAAGCAATAGAAAGAATATATACTATTACTAAAGAACTTACAGAAGGATATAATATTAGTTTTAAAGTAATAAAAATATAAGAAATAAATAAACTTTATATTTATAATAAATACAAACAAACATGAAAGCAAAAACATTCGAAAATTTAATTAGAAAAGTAGTTAGAGAAGAAATTGATTATGCATTACGTAGAGAAATTAAAACACTTAAAGAAGATTTACGTGATGAATTAAAACCAACAATCACAGAACATAAAGAAAAAATAGTTGAAATTCCCCAAGTAACTAAAAATTCGTTAAAAGAAAAAATTATGGGTATTGAACCTATAAAAAAAACAAACCAACAATCTCAAAATTTTTCATCTAATTCATCTTTAAATGATCTTTTAAATGAAACAGCAATGGGTGATACAAATACAGAATCTGCAAATTCACCTGTAAGTTTATCTTCACCTTTTGGATCAGGAGCTCCATTACCAATGGACACAACAGGAATGCCAGATTCAGTAGCAAATGCAGTAACAAAAGATTATAGTGGTTTAATGAAAACAATACTTAAGAAAAAATAAATACTAATGCCTTTAAATAATTCTATATCAAGAAGAAATCCATTAGATATAAATAATGATATAACTATTGGGGTTGCATTACCTTTAGATGAAACAAACATGTTTAAAGGTACTGAAACTACCACAGAACAATCTAAAACAAATTTTTTAAGTCTTTTATTAACATATCCTGGAGAAAGAATAAATTTACCTAATTATGGAATAGGTTTAAAAAAATTAATATTTGAAACTAATGTAGATTTACCTGCATTAAAAGATAAAATAGAAAAACAAGTAGAATTTTATTTACCTAATTTAAATATAAGAGATGTAAGAACTACACGCTCAGAAGACAAACATACTATATTTATTAACATAACATATAGTGTTAGATCAACAGGGATAACAGATACTATTCAAATAACTTATAACTAATGGCATATACAAAAGTATCAAATAAAACACAAGATAAAGACGTTAAATATTTAAGTAAAGATTTTAATAGTTTTAAACAACAACTAACAGAATTTGCTGAAATATATTTTCCTAATAATTTTAATGATTTTAGTGAAGGTAATCCAGGAATGATGTTTCTTGAAATGGCAGCTTATGTGGGAGATGTATTATCTTTTTATACAGACACTCAATTAAGAGAAATATTTTTACAATTAGCTGAAGATAAAGAAAGTTTATATAATTTAGCTTATTCCTTAGGATATAAACCAAAAAATAGTACAGCAGCTTCTGTTATATTAGATGTATCTCAATTAGTCCCTTCAAAATTAATAAGCGGATCTTATGAACCTGATTATGATTATGCTTTAAATATAACAGCTAATTCTACTTTTGAATCAATAGAAGACGCATCATTTTATATAACTCAAGATGCAGATTTTAATTTTTCATCTAGTTATGATCCTACAACAGTAAGTATATTTAATTATGATACTTTAGATAATCCAGAATATTTTCTTTTAAAGAAAAAAGTCCCAGCAATATCAGGGGAAGTTGCAACTAAAAATTTTCCTATAGGACCTGTTGAAAAATTTAAAACAATAAGTTTATTTTCAAGAGATTTTTTATCCATAGAATCTATAGTAGATTCAGATGGTAATAATTGGTATGAAGTACCTTATTTAGCTCAAGATACTATTTTTGAAGAGGTTACAAATAATGCTGCTAATGATCCAGATTTGTTTCATTATAATGCACAAACACCTTATCTTTTAAAATTAAAGAAAACAACAAAAAGATTTATAACAAGAATTAATCCTAATGATATTATAGAAATACAATTTGGATCGGGGATAAGTGATAAAGCAGACGAACAAATTATTCCAAATCCAGATAATATAGGTTTAGGAATTAAAGATGGAAGAAGTAAATTAGATTTAGCTTATGATCCATCAAATTTTTTATTAACTAAAACTTATGGAGAAGCCCCATCAAATACAACTTTAACAGTAAGTTATTTAATGGGGGGAGGATTAAAATCTAATGTAAATTCAAATACAATAGTAAATAAAGGAGTATTAAATATAAGTAATAGAACAAATATAAATAGTTCAATGTTAAGTTTTGTTAAAAATTCTATAGCAGTAACAAATTTAGAACCAGCAAGAGGAGGGGGATCTGGAGATACAGCAGAAGAATTAAAAATGAATATATCAGCTAATTTTGCTGCACAAAATAGAACAGTAACAAAAGAAGATTATATTATTAGAACTTTAAGTTTATCTCCTAAATTAGGAAGAGTAGCTAAAGCATATATTCAACAAGATGACCAATTATCCCCACTAACAACAGAACCAAATCGTATACCAAACCCATTAGCTTTAAACTTATATACTTTAGGATATGATCAAAATAAATATTTAACAACACTAAATACAGCCACAAAAACTAATTTAGCAACTTATTTAGAACAATATAGAATGCTAACAGATAGTATTAATATTAAAGATGCATTTATAATTAATTTTTCTTTAGATTTTATAATAACCACATTTAAAAATTATAATAATCAACAAGTATTATTAGAATGTATTACAGAATTAAAAGATTATTTTAATATAGATAAATGGCAAGTTAATCAACCTATTATAATTTCAGAAGTTGAAAATCTAATAGGAGGGGTAAAAGGAGTACAAACTGTAGAAGATGTAACATTTACAAATAAAAATGGAGAAAATTTAGGATATTCAATTTATAAATATGGGCTTAAAAAAGCTACTTTAAATGATATAATTTATCCTTCAATGGATCCCAGTATTTTTGAATTAAAATACCCTAATTCAGATATTAAAGGAAAAGTAACAACATACTAATATGGCATATTATTTTTTATTCCCCGAAAGTGACACAACAATTTATAGTCACCCTGACAGATCAGAAATGAACACAGGAAAAGATGAAATCTTAGAAATTGTAAAAGAAAGAGGATCTACTGATCAAAAATTATATCCTTCAAGAATTTTAATTAAATTTAAAAATGAAGAAATACAATCAATAATTACTGATTCTATAACCCCCACAGTTTTTAATAATGGTGTAAGTAAAGTCAATTTACAATTAACTGCAACAGAACCCAAAAACCTAACATCAACATTAAATGTAGTGGCTTATGCTGTATCTCAATCATGGAATGAAGGAACAGGAAGATATTTAAATTTACCAACAAGTTCGAATGGAGCCACATGGAATTATAGAGACAATTCTATAGCTAAAACAAAATGGACCACAGGTAGTTTTGCTTCAGCTACAACAGGATCTCTAGTAAGTGCTTCAGTATTAACCCCAGGAGGAGGAGTATGGTATACAGGTAGTAATTTTTATGCACCACAACAATTTTTAACAGGAGATAATCTAGATCTAGATTTTGATGTAACATCAATTATTCAAAAACACAGTGCAAGTTTATTTGCAAATTCAACATACCCTACAGGAATTGAAAACCATGGATTTATAATAAGAAAACCAGATGATGTGGAAAATCACATATCTACTAGTTTTGGTGATTTACAATATTTTTCTGTAGATACCCATACTATTTATCCTCCTAAATTAGTTTTTAAATGGATTGATAGTGTACATAATTTTCAAGGTGAATCTAAAAAAAGTGGAGAATTAAATGTATCTTTATATAGAAATAAAAAAGAATTTAACCAAAATGATGTAGCCACCTTTAGAATTAATGTAAGAGATAAATATCCAACAAGAACATTTACTACATCTTCTAATTATTTAAATGCAGGATATTTTACAACAAGTTCTTACTATAGCATAAGAGATGCTTCCACAGAACAAGAAGTTATTCCATTTGATACTACTTTTACTAAATTAAGTGCTGATAGTGAAGGAATGTATTTTAAAATATACATGAAAGGATTACAACCAGAAAGGTATTATCGCTTATTATTTAAACATATCAATAATGATGGAACAACAGTTTATGATAACGATTATAACTTTAAGGTTGTAAGATAATGGCAAAACAAGAAATAAAATTACAAAAAGAAGTAATTAGTCCTAAATTAGCTAATAAAAGACATAATAGAAATTTTGAAAATTTAGCTAAATCTCCAAAACCTATAGATAATGATTATATTATAGACACCTATAAGGAGGTTTTTTATAATATTTCAAAAAAAGGAAAATTATCTCATGAATCTATAATAGAAAGAAGTCATAATTTTTTATATCCTGAAAGAGCATCTATAATAGAAGCAAAAATTGAAACTAGACAAGCAAAATTAGGCTTATTAAATGATCGTTTATTTAAATTATCATCTCCTAATGTAAAAGAACATCCAGTTTATCCTGATGGTACTTTTTTAAAAGTAAATTCCCCTAATACTGTAGGTACTAATGTTCAAAATCCCTACATTATGCAAGATGGATTAAAAAGATATTTTGCAGCTGATTATTTATTTAATATAGTTAGAAAAGCTATGGGACAAAACGAACAAGATTTTCAAACTGATATAATACATTTATCATTAGAAGACATTATAAAAATTCCAGATGGAGAAGTAATAAGAACAGGTAAAGATCTTAATAAAAAAGACATAGATACAATAGATAGAATAGAAGATATACCTTCTGACAATTTAATTATCAGTTGTGTAGGAAGAGAACAAACAGATTATGTAAATAATATAGTAAGTCCTACTAATGTAAATTATAGTATAAATTTAAATGAAGATTGTTCTTTATTAGTAGCTGAAGCATATTATGATGATGATGGTTTAACATTACTTTCTAGAGTTAAAGAAATAAAAATACCAGCAGCAGGAGATTGGAGAGAAGCAAATTATGTACATACAGGATCTCCAATTTCAGTTCCTATGTCTACCGTTCCCGAAATGATTGAACCCGCATATGGAGATTATTATAGTAATTGGGCTAATAAAGAACCATATAGTAGTTTAGTTTTTGAAGATAGAGATAAAATATGGGGAAAATTTGCTGATGGAACTTATAGAAAATTTCCTGCAATAATAAAAGCAGTTGGTAGAATGTATTATAAAGAAAAATCAGATGGAAACTCAAAATTATTAAATGGGGTTGAAAATGATTATTTACCTGATGTTCCCAACCATGATGGAAGCACTAAATCAGACTATAATACATCTATAATATATAAAGATTGTAAAAATAGATTTGGACAAATTCGATCTTTTTGTTTTGGAGACTTAAAACAAGAGGATCGTATTCAAGATTATTTTAACAGTCCAGATTCTAATTATTATAAAAAAACAGCTAAAAAAAGTATAACATATGCAGGGTATGAAATTGCTAAAATAGAAGGTAATGTGTATGGTCAACCAATACTTCAACATCCTGATACTGGAAAAGAAATAGTTTTATTAGGAGTTAGATATTTAGTTTTTAAAATATTTGGAAAATTAATATTTGAAGGATCAGTAATTGCTTATTTAAATCTTTATAAATATGATAAAGATGATGTTAAAATAGAATTTAATAAAGGACAGTTTTTAGGAGTAGATATTAATCAAGATAAATATTTTGATTATAAAAATTTAGATCCAAAATATATAAAATATTTAGGCCTTCAAGGACATTCTCTTAATCATGGAAATATTATATATAATCCATCTGGTGAAAATGGAACTAATGATGGTTTAACAGATTATATGAAACAATGGCTGTAAATAAAAATACATATAATACCTTACGAGAAGAATTTATCCAATCATCTAATAATATTAGTAAAGAAATTACCCCTACAAATAATATTAATGATCCTAATGACATTACTTTATCTAAAACAGTATATGGAAAAACTAATGCAAAAAAAATATTAGATGAAGAATTTACTGAATTTTTATTACAAACTAAAAATTATAAAGAATTTTTTGATTTATATGATTCATTTTTTTATGATATACCTAAATCTACACATGAATCTTTTATACATGAAAGTAAAAATTATTTAGGTTATCCTTTTTCAGTAGGAAAAGGGGAAATAGTAAAAGAACTTGAAGAACAATTAAATAATCTTCAACAACAAATAGACTCAATAGAAAGACACCATCCACTTATTCCTAATGGATCAGTATTAGGAAGTCGTGATTTATATGATAATAGAAAATATTTACTTCAATCAAATAGAAAAAGACTTATAAAAGACACAGAAATTTTTTATCTTATTAAGACTAGGTTTAAAATAACTAAATCAAATAATGAATTTATTATATTTATACCTGGAAATGGATTAAATGAAATTTTAGATGGTCCCCCAATTACAACACCTGATGAAATTTTTGTTGGAAATGACATAATAAACACATACTATGGCTAAAAATAAAAAATATAATATAACAAAATCTACATTAAGAAAAACTGATAATTCATCTAATCAAAGTAAAAATATTGATAAAATTTTAGATAAAACTCCAGATAATAAATATCCAAATTTAGATATAAAAACTTTAAGCTTAGGAAAGGATATTATACCTTCACAAAATGATAGTTTACAAATCGAAAATATTCCTTCTAAAACTATAAATAGAAAATTTGGAGAAGAAGGAGATTACATAGAAGTACATATAATAGATGAATCAAATAATATAATTAATAGAATAGAAGATTTTAAAAATTATGAAATAACTGAAAATAAATCTCTTTCAATTGATCCAAATTTAATCCTAGAAGATTTAGGATATACAACAGGAAAATTTAATATTAGATTAAGTCTTTTAAGAAACAAAATATTTAACACTAAAGAATATCTTTTTACAATAACAGAAATTTCTCCAAAACGTAGAGAACTTAAATCATTATCATTAATTGAAAATAATTTACTTTCACCTGCAGTTAGTCAATTTATAGCAGAAATTGATAGTTCAGCTTATTTTAAAGAATTTTCTTTATATTTTAGAGATGGAACTCTTATACCTGCTATTAATATTAGGTTAAATAAATCATCTGAAAAATATGAATTAATATTAAAAACATTAAATACTTTACCTTCAAATATAAATTTAGATGATTTTAAGATAGTTGAAGAAATAGTAGATCCTATATCCTTAGATATAGATTTAGGATTTTCTTTTGAAGATGAAGAAGTTATAGAATTAAGAGGACCTAATTTTGAAATAAATACAAGACAAGAAAGTTCAATCCCATCTGAATTTAAAAACTTTGATAATTTATTAGATTATAATTTTACTTCATCTTATCAATATCTTCTAAATAATTTAGAAAATCCAGAAACATTAAATATTCAATATGACTATATAAGACCTGTATCTGAAAGTAGTTATGAAGAATCTTATCATTTTGAAAGTTTTGTACATTTTGGTAGTGCTACAGAAAAACTAAAAAACTTTAAATATAAATTAGAATTAATAGAAGAATATGATTCTAAAGTAAATCAAATAAATAAAATACAAGGATCTACTTCAGGTTCTACTGTTATTTTAAATGATAAAGAATCTTATAATAGTAAAAAAACAAATTTAATAAAAAACTTTGATGGATATGAAAGATTTTTATATTTTACTTCTGGTACTTTTGCTTGGCCTAAAGTAAATCCTTTACCCCCATTTACTAATTATCATACAACTTCTTCTCAAGCTAAAAATTGGTTAGGAGATGAAAGAGACGCTTTTTCACTTTATGGAGGACAATTACTATCAGCTTCTTTATATGATAGAGTAAATCCTCATAACTTAAATAAGTTAATCCCAGAATTTATAGCAGAAAATGATAATAATAGTTTATATGTAAATTTTGTAAATATGATTGGTCAACATTTTGATCAAATTTGGACCTATATAAAACATATAACAGAAATTAATCATCCTAACAATAGTAAAGGTATTTCTAAAGAATTAGTTTATTTTCAATTAAAAAACTTAGGTATAGAAACTTTTGATCAATTTGAAAATAGTAATTTAATAGAATATATTTTAGGAGAAGGAACAACAAACCATACAGTAGGAGGTTTAACTGTAGGTACATATGTTGTTGGAGGAAATTCTAATATGTTTTATGATGTTCCTAGATATCAAACTTTAGTTACATCATCAAATGAAGGATCAACTCCAAAACAAGATATAACTAAAGAAATTTGGAAACGTTTATATCATAATGCACCATATCTTTTAAAAACAAAAGGAACAGAAAGAGGAATTAAAGCATTAATGAGTTGTTATGGGGTACCTGCAACAATATTAAATGTAAAAGAATATGGTGGAAACACAGTTGTAAGTGGACCTTTAAAAGATTTAGACACAGCTGATATTTATAAAACTTTTAGTTATGAAAAAGCAGGATTAGCATTAAAAGGTGATTCATCTTCTTCTGGATATTTTATTAAAACAAATTGGTCTTCTTCACTAGTAAATGCATTATCCGCTTCTGCAAAAACAGTTGAATTTAGAGTAAAACCTTTTAGAACAAACAACCAATATCATTTATTTACTTTATCAGGTTCAGATAGTGGAAAAGATACTTCTTTATTATTAACTCCATATACAGGAAGTGATATTTCATCTTCTAATGATTCTACACAATATGGAAGATTAGATTTAATTGAAAATGCAGTAGTAGTATCTTCTACTCAATATTTTCCAATATATAATGGTAGTTTTTGGAATGTTCATATAGGAACAATAGGAACTTCAGGAAGTAATGCTAATATAGACTTTGGAGCTTATCAAGCAAATTTCTTAAAAAATATATCTTACCATACAGCAACTTTTTCTCAAACAGAAGCAGATAGAGGTTTAACTTTTGGAGATTCTTTTATAAGTGGAGGTGCAGATGTAGGAGGAGCTAAATTTGCTTATATAGGAGGAATAGAAGCAAACTCTAATTCTGAATATGATAATATAGATACTTTACGTTATTCAGGATCTATTCAAGAAATAAAATATCATTTTGGTGAATTATTATTACATAGTACTCTTAAAAAACATGCTTTAGAACCATTTATGTATAGTGGAAATACAATATCTTCATCTTATGATACTGTAATTTTAAGATTACCTTTAGGAAGTAATGACCAACAAGACAGTTCTAGTTTTCACCCTAATATAGATATTCCTTTCTTAGGAATGGAAGCAGGAGTATCTAGTTCATTAGTTTCTCAAGAATGGGAAGAAGTATTAGAAACCCACCATTTACCTACCCCAGACACAGTTGGAGCTTCAATGACAAGTGAAAAGGTTAGAATTGATGAAGGAACAGTAGACAATAATATTTTAGATTTATATCAAAAAGCTGAAACATCTACATTAGATAGACAACCACCAGATTTTGAAGATTTAGGAATTTTCTTTTCCCCAACTAGTGAAATTAATGAAGATATACTTTATACTTTAGGTTCATTTAGAATGGATGATTATATAGGATCTCCTTTACCTTCAGTACAAACATCCTCTAATTATAATGATTTAAAAGATTTAAAAGATATTTATTTTAAAAAGGTAAAAAGAAATAGATATAAATATGGGGATTATATAAAATTAATTCAATATATAGATCATACACTTTTTAAATTAATTGAAGAATTTGTGCCTTTTAGAGCAAACACAAAAACAGGTCTTTTAATTGAACCTCATTATTTAGAAAGAAATAAATTTCCAAGAGAAATACCAACTAGAAATGATGGTCAAACAATGGTCACAGGTTCACATCAAACTTTTGAAGTAACAATAGATACTTCTTATTCTGATAATAAAATATATAAAATTAGTACAGGATCTCAGGCTTTTGGAGTAAGTAAAAATGTATCACAAGAATTTGAACCTGGAACTTATGTAGTTCATCATAGTAATGGATCTCCTATAACTTCAAGTAGAGGATTAAAAACAGAAACAGGAACTAATGGAACTATATTAATTTATGAAGATTATTTAAATCCACTTAGAAAAGACCCAAACAGTGAAAATAATCAATCATGTCAAGCCCCTATTAGACCCCATTCAGGTTCAAAACCATCTGGTTATAAAGCACATAAATCAAGTGTTTTATTAGGAAATGCAACAAAAGGAAGAAAATCAAGTAAATATTATATGTATACCCAGTTCCCAATATCGACTTCAAGTTTATATACAGGAGCTACATCTATTTAAAGTTATAAATTATGCCATTATACCATCCAGGAACTAACATATTAGTAACACAAAGTTTTGAAGACAGACTTAAAATAGCAGAATTTGATGATGCTTTAGTAGATCAAATTGCTTGGAAAAATCCAAGATATGATGGTAGTAAACTTAAAGCTAAAAAAATAAATGAATATAATGATTTTGAACAAGGAATACACCAACCTATTCCTGGTTTACAGGTAGGAGGTTTTCCAGTAGGATTATCAGGATCTTTTGTAAAATATGAGGGGGATAGTTACCATCCAGGAGGTCTGTCTCCTATAATTTCAAATAAAACAACAGCAGTATATATAGCTAATACAGTTATAGGGGGAACAGAAGATCCTCAATTTACTCTTTTAAGAGATCATTCTTATATAGGAATAGATAGAATATTATTAATTGATCAAGATGATGATTCAGTACAAATATTAAATAAAAGTGTAGAAGGATTTGATGAATTTCATAGATTTGTAACTAATGATTTACCTACAGGGGGTAATTTTGGAATAAAATTATTAGATGGTACTGTACAATCAAATTTAAAATTAAATTATAAAATTAAAATGAATAAAGGATATTTATTAAATACTTTTGATTTTAAATTTGCTTCTTCTTCTGCAGATAAACATTTAGCTCGTAATAATACAATGTATTTGTATAGAAGTGGATCTACTACTGTTAGAGAAAATCACACAGGTTCTGCTTCTGGTAATGCATCAGTACTTAATGATGGAAAATTAAAATTTAGATATGCTAAAAACGAAGTTTTTGCCCCATTTTTATTTCCAACAGCATCAGTATCAAATAAATTTGTGATTGAAAAAACAGGTCCTTCATTTGCTTCTTCTTCTATTATAGAAAATAAATTTACAAAACAATATTATTCAGGTAGCTTTGGTCTTATATTAGATAATCCTAATGGCACTACAGATAGTCAAATATTAAAAAATTCAGGATATGGTTCAGCTAGTAAATTTATAAATTATAATACTTTAACTTTTTTAAAACAAAATACAGAAAACCAAAATTTATCAAACCAAAATAAAACAGAATTACACATTACATTTTTTGAAGGTACAAAAGATTTTGCAAAAGGTTTTAATGATGAAAGAAGCATAGGTACTTTTGAAGTAGATAGTAATTTACCAAGTCAAACCCATAATGATAGTAAAGATAAGGGGGATGAATGTAATGGATTTTTACCTCATGTACCTGAAATTTCATTTAAAGGAATAGATGATTCTAGATTTGAACCCACTTTTGAAACATACAATGAAGACATACATCAGGCCTATTTAGAATCAACAGCATCTAGTGGAATAAATGGTTGTCAATCTTTAGGAAATTCAGGATTTTCAACTAATGGATCTATTGTGGGGATGAGTAATGATCTTATAGATGAGGCTGAAGTATATTTTCAAGGAGGGGATTTAGGCCCCCTAGGAAAATCAGGTGATTTGTCTGCTCAATTTGGTCCTGGAACATTAATACCCTCAGGTGCTATGAATGTTGATAATTTTTATTCGGGTTCAATGAGATATCAATTATCATTTTTAGATAAAGATCATACAATAATAACAAATTTAAACAAAGACACAGAATTATTTGATGGAATTGGTAATAAAGAAATAATACTTATACCAGATAATTTAACTCAAAATATAAAAAGTAATTTAGAATTTTATTTAAATAAGGCAGGATTAATAACTTCTGCCCCAATAACTAAATCTCCAATAAATACTTCTAACCCAGGACCACAAGCTCCTTCTAACCCTAATCAAGCTTCTTAAATAAAAATCATACTTTTGAAAACATATTATATTTATAACAAAACACAAAAACAATGGGATATTTAGACAACACAAGCATCACAGTAGATGCAATTTTAACAATGAAAGGAAGAGAACTTCTTGCACGTAATGATGGTTCTTTTAATATTACACAATTTGCTTTAGGAGATGATGAAATTGATTATACTTTATTTAATGAAAATCATCCAAATGGAACACAATATGCTGCAGAAGCCATAGAAAACATGCCTTTAATAGAGGCTATTCCTAATGGACAAAATATGTTATTATCAAAATTAATAACTTTAAGTAGAAATACTTCAGCAATTCCTAATATTACAACTAATTTTACTAATGGAATTTCTATTAGAAAAGGACAAACAGTAACTATTAGTCCTACAACATATAATTTACAAGGAGCTAACCAAGCCGGACAAGAATCAGGATATATTTTTACTATAATAAATGCACAATATCAAGATACATTTAAAATAAATCAAGGTTTACAATCTTCAGATATAAAACAACAAGCAAAAATGATGTCACCATACTTTACTGTTCCAACTACTAAATCAGTAGGTCCAGGAATTAGTCTTCAACTTACAGCTACTACTAATAATGCATTATTTAGTACGACTTTAACTTCTGTAAGTACTAGTATAATAGTTGAAGGAGCAAACACAGGAGCTAAAGTAACAATTCCTTTTACAGTAACAACAACATAAATAAAAAATAAACTATGAGTTTAACACGATTTGATATAGCAAACGATATATTACAACAAGAAGCAGCCACATTAATAACATCAACATGGACAGGAAATAGAAATGATATGGATTCTCACCATACATCTTCTGCCCAAGCCTCTTTTAATACCCCTACAAGTTCAGGACAATTTTTTATTGAAGTATATAATGAACACACTTCTTCAGCTAATTCTGAAGTACAATATTCAGTAGCTTATGGTAATAGATTAGGATCAGGATCTCTTGATTTTACTAATGACACAGGATCTTTTGGATTAAATGCAGCTAGAACTACATACAATCAATTTAGACAATTAGTATTTCAAGATGAAACACAAAATTTTACTTTTGGATCTCATACTCCAGATGATATTTATGTAATTAATGTTAATAGAGCAAGATATAAACAAAAACTTAATCCTGGATCTTTAAGTTTATTTTTAACAGGATCATCAATGGAAGGTGGTAGTGGTTCAGGGGTTCTTCATTTAACTGATGATAGTGTAACTAATGGAGCAGGTCCAACAAATGTACCAGGAAATAAATTAGGAGAATATTATAATATAGTGTCAGGATCTAAGGGAGTTCTTTCAGGATCAGTAACAAATCAATTAACAATTAATGGTAGTGGATCTACATTTGGTTTATATTATCCAGAAGCAGGACTTATATTTTTAAATTGTGATGCTTTTACCCAAACAGGTGCAGTTTCAGCCTCAGTAGCAGGAACAGCAACAGCTTCTTTTGGTTATCTTCCAGCAGGAGCAAATTTAGTACCTACAAGAGTAAAAAATGTAGCAGCTAAAAATCATTTAAGATTTTTACATAGTATAAGAGGGGGAATACATGCATCAACTGGCTCTTTTGGTAAATTTGTAGTAGACACAGCTGAAAATGTAGAATCAAAATACTTTTTTGTTCGAGCAAAAAATTCAGAATATAATTATACTAATAATCCTTCATTTGTAGATAGTACAAACAATATATTACATAATTCTATGAAACTTAATCCTAAAACATTTATAACAACAGTAGGATTATATAATGATGCTAATGAACTTTTAGCAGTAGCTAAATTAAGTCAACCAGTTGCAAAAGACTTTACAAAAGAAGCACTTATAAGAGTTAAATTAGACTACTAAAATGTTATTTGAATGGCATTTGTCTATAAAAAACTCACAGCTCAAGATAAAGCATTAATTCCTTTTTATGCTCATAAACAGTATAATTTTCAATCAGCTTCAGCAGCTTCTAATAGGGTAACTTATTTTTCTACTCAATATACTTCAGAATCTATATCTAATTATAGCACACATAAATTAAGTGCTTCAATAGATACAATTAATACTATAAAATATAATCAAATTGATAAATTATTTTATAGAGATTTTAAAAGAAATATTCATAATAAATTAGGTCCTATAAATTATTTAAAACAACCTAGAGATTTATATGAAAAAGCTAACATACTTTCAATTCCCTCAGGTTTATTTGGAAGTGAAGTAAAACCACAATCTTTTTATTTATCTGCAAGTGGTTTTGAAATTATAGATGATAAATTGGGTAATTTAATTATTAGTGGAACTAATTTAGATAATTATCCTAATGATATTCAACAAAATGTTTTTAGATTAGATCCTATAAAAGGATTTAAAAAATATGATTTATCAATATATGATGGATATGCAGTATATGAAAGAGTATCTGAAGATAATATTATAGAAGGTAAATTTTGGAGAAAAGGATTAGCTAATCCTGATGCTAAATCTAAATATACTAGTAATCAAAAAGAATATACAAATATAGTAACAAAAGAACCATATGAACTTTATAGAGCAGATGAAGATGATAGTTTTTTATTTAATAATATTTATTATAATAATGTAACTTTTAATACATCTTCTTTAGGAAGTATATTTCATAAATTTCCTAAAATTAATTTGGATAGTACAATAGGTTCTTATATTTCATCCCCACATAATAAAAATTTTAATTTTGGTCCAAAAGAAGATTTTTCTATATCATTTTATATAACACCTAAATTATTTAACTCAGCGTCTTTAGATAATAATAGAAGATATATAATATCTAAAAGTACTACAAAAACAATTATTCCTGTAAATTATGCTCCTGATTTACCCAATACAGTAATAGAAGAAACAAACTCAGAACCTCAATTTCCTTTTGAAATTTATATGAGAAGTCAATCATTATATTTTGATAGATTTGATGGTGATACTAGAGTGTCTATAGATGGTTTAATAACAGGATCTGATGGTACTATTTTTAATACCTCTCATATTGTATGTCAAAATACCGGATCTACAATGCAAATGTATTTTGATGGTAATTTAATAGCATCTTCAACAACTCCCTTAGCTAAACAAACAAAAAACACAGCAAATCTTTATATAGGTTCAAAAGGAAAATTAAGTGTTGATGATGGTACTGGATATATTGGATCTTCAACTATAGGAGGCTCTTTTATTATTGGTGGAGTATCTTCAATTAATAGATATTTTAATGGAGACATTAATAATATTAATATTTGGTCAAGAGCATATCCTTTAACAACAATAACTAATATATCAGAAAGTGTAAATGCTTCTCCTTATATAGGAAATATTTTTTATCCAAATGGATTTGCCACAATTACACATCCTAAATATTTTCCCATATTAGATGAAACAGGAATTGGAAGAATGGTTGTAGGTGATGGTTTTGAAATAAAAGATTCAACAATAAAAGCATTACAATTTCAAGGTTCACATTTAATTTATGAAAATGAATATCAATGTACCCTTCAAGAACACGAATTTAATCAAACAACAAACTTATCAGCAAGAGATATAAACGCAAATGATCCCTATCATTTAGATAGTTTTACAACAAGCTCTAATTTTAGTACGTATGTAACAACAATTGGTCTTTATAATGAGGAAAATGAATTATTAGTAGTAGGTAAATTAGGTCAACCAATAAAAAAATCAAAAAATACAGATACTACTTTTGTATTAAGGTGGGACACTTAGTTTTATGGTTTCTAAAACAATTTTATATTTATTGATGCATGAAAACAACTAAAAAAATCAAACAATGGCAATAGACTTTAACATGGTACAAGGACTTTCTTGGACAGACTGGGTACGAATCCCTAATAATAAAAGATTATTTGAATCTAATCCAGCAAAAGCAAGAAGAAGATACATGGAGGAAGAAGCAGAACTTATTGAAAATGTACTTCTTCAGGAAAGAATGCAACAAGAAAGACAAGCTGAAATGATGGCAGAAAGACAAAGACAAATAATGATAGCGTCTGAAAGACAACAATCATTATCTAAGTTTTTAGCTGAAGCAGTAACAGCTGACGTTGATAATATGAACCCAGCACCAGGTTCTGGAGCAGGAGGTGGAGGAGGATTTAACCTATTTTCTGGTATAGGTAATTATGCAGTAGGTACCTTCTTACAACAAGGTGGAAACCCAACATCAACTGCTACAGATGAAGGATTTGATAGATTTACAATACAATAAAAATATAAAATAAATAATAATAATAAATAAAAACAAAAACAAACAATTATGGCAGCACAAACAGGAACAACTTTAAAAACGTATTTCAATACGGGTGACCAACCTACAGAAGCACAATTTGTAGATTTAATCGACAGTAGTTTAAATCTAACAGATGGTGGAACAGTAGCTGGAACAACAACAATGACAGGTGCATTAAATGCACAAAACGCAACCAACTATTTAGGAATTCATAAATTTCAAGGTTTTGTAGGAACATTAGCAGCAACTAATGGTGGTACTACTCAATATGCAGACAATGATATTTTAGTAGAATTAGGAACTTTAGACACAACAGTACCTTCAGGTTTTGTTGCAGCAACTAAATTCTTTTTCTCTGAATTTATAGTTGGTATTACAACAGCAGCAGGAGCAGCTATAGCAGGAAATTTAGCAGTAGGATCTGCAACTGGTCAAGCAACAAACGTAGCAGTAACTAACCCAACAGAAGTTTGTGGAGCAGGTGTAACTACATTCCACAATCAATTAAGTGCAACACAATCAATTACAGAAGTAGACATTAATTTTAATAACACAGCAGGTAATTATCATGTTTTTGCACCTTATGTAACAGCAGCAATTGCTAGAAAACACTTATATGCTCGTACTACAACTACAGTTAACGCTGATACTCAACAAGCAGGTAGATTTACAGTAGCAGCAAGATATAGCATATTTTAAAATAAAAATAAATACTTATTTAAAAGGCCTTGGTTTTCCAGGGTCTTTTTTTTATATGTATAAATAAAAACAAACAATTATGTCATCACAAAACAGATCAACTTTAAAATCATACTTTAACACAGGTGATTATCCTACAGAAGCACAATTTCACAATTTAATAGACAGTTGTGTAAATTTAAAAGACGGAGGAGGAGTAATAGGAACAACAACAATGACGGGTGCATTAAATGCACAAAATGCAACCAACTATTTAGGACTTCATAAATTTCAAGGATTTGTAGGAACACTTGCAGGATGTACAGGTACTCCTCAATATGCAGACAATGATGCTTTAGTAGAATTAGGAACTTTAGACACATCAGTACCTTCAGGTTTTGTTGCAGCAACTAAATTTTTCTTTGAAACATTTACTATTGGAATTACAGCAGCAATGGGAGGTGTTTTAACAGGAAATTTAGCAGTAGCTTCTGCAACGGGCACAGCAACAAATGTAGCATTAACTAATCCAACAGAAGTTTGTGGGGCAGATGTAACTACGTTTAATAGTCAATTAAGTGCAACCCAATCAATTACAGAAGTAGACATTAATTTTAATAACACAGCAGGTAATTATCATATTTTTACACCTTATGTAACAGCAGCAATTGCTAGAAAATTTTTATATGCTCGTACTACAACTACTTATAATGGGTCGGATGTAGCTGGAAGATTTACAGTGGCAGCAAAATATTCTGTATATTAAATTTGGTTTTTTAAAATTTTTTTTATACATTTACCATTATGTGGTACTACTTAAATAAACAAATTAATGAAATCGTTGACCTTCCAGAAGAAGCATTCGGTTTTATTTATCAAACAACTCACTTACCAACTGGAAAACAATACATTGGTAAAAAATCTTTAATTTACAATTTAAAGAAAAAATTAGGCAAAAAAGAAAAAGCACTTTGGGAAGGAAAAGGTCGCCCACCAATATTCAAAAGAGTATTGAAGGAAAGCGATTGGAAAACTTACTATGGTTCTCACAGTTTTATAAAAGACGCAAATAAAGAAGATCTAGAAAGAAAAATCCTACAAGTGGCTTACAACAAAAAAGAACTTACATA